AAACCTAGATGGGGTGAATGTACTTGCAGCAGCTTCTGGTACAGCATTACGAACTTACGCAACCAGTGATAATCAAAGCGAACTTTGGTTTGCACCAGCAGGAACGCGACGCGGTCTTGTTACGGGCGTAACTCAAGTTGGTTTTGTCAATTCACTTGGTGTATTTGTTGAAACAAACTTAAATAATGGTCAACGTGATGATCTTTACAAGTACTTTACAAACATTAACCCAATTGTGTTCTTCCCAGGACGTGGATTGGTAGTTTGGGGACAAAAGACATCGTCGCCTGACATCAGCGCACGGGATCGTGTAAATGTTGAACGGCTAATTGCATTCGTCCGTCGGTCGTTACGCAAGAGCTTACTATCATTCGTATTTGAGCCAAATGATGCTCTAACACGTGATAGCGTTAAAGCTGTAGTAGATAACTTCCTAGGTGATTTGATTGTAAGGCGTGGATTATTTGACTTTGCAACAATTTGTGATGAGTCAAATAACACACCAGTCCGCATCGATCGTAGTGAATTGTGGGTGGATATAGCTCTACAGCCTGTTAAGGCAGCTGAATTCATCATAGTTCCAATTCGCATTGTCGCGACTGGCACAGAGATTTAATCTTAACAACTAAATATAAAGGTAACTAAGGAAACTAAAACATGGCAACAATTAACGACATCGGGATTCCAGGAGTAGGTTCTGGTATTCTACAGCCAAGGCTAAAGAACCGTTGGCGTGTAACTTTTGCTAACTTGGGTGGAGGTGCTGACTCTCAGCCGCTATCGATTCAGGCTATAACAGTTACTCGACCAGTATTATCTTTTGAAGAGGTTCAACTTGACCGTTACAACTCAAGAGCTTGGGTTGCCGGTAAGCACATGTTTGAGCCAATGACACTTACGTTCGAAGATAACGTAACGGGTTCTGCGTCTCAGGTACTTCAAGAACAGATTCAAAGTCAACAGTTCTTGATTGGTGCTGAAGGACAATTTCTTGCGGCTGCCGGTGAAGGTTCACTTTACAAGTTCGTTACTTACCTAGACCTACTCGATGGTAATGAACAAGTAACTGAAAAGTGGACGGTTGAAGGTTGTTTCATTCAAAATATCGATTATATGGATCTTGATTACGCTGCAAGTGAAGCAGTTCAGATCACGGTTACACTTCGCTACGACCACGCTCGTCAAGATATTGGCGGTTATGACCAAGGTCAGGGTGTAGCAACAGGTGGTGCTGGTCGAGTCCAAGGATAATGTTTGACAAGGTTAAGGCTTGGTTTGCTAATCTCGACGACACCTTTCTTGGTGTAAGTATTCGAAAACCAACAACATACTTGGTGTTGGGATTCGTAGTTTTACTCATCTTTATGTTTGTAACGGAAGAAGCAGACGCAGCAGAAACATCAATCGAAATTGCTCCAACATTATTTGTTGCGGGTGATCGATATAATGGTGGATTAATTGCACTAGAAGAACGATGGAAGGGCAAATATGCTCTTGGTTTAGGTTTAACAACTGAATGGCATTGTACTGACGATTGCGGTCGCGGTAACGGTAAAACAAACCAGTTCATATACATACAACGCGTCGTAAAACACAACAAATTTGAAATGGGATTTGGTATATCATATTGGCATAACACATCCCCCGCTTGGAGTTCGCACACTCCGTTTGCACTACATGCTGGATGGAACTTTAACGACCGTTTAAATCTAAAGTGGAGACACTTCAGTACGGGTGGAAGTTCTGAACGAAATGGTGGTCTTGACTTACTAAACATTGGTTGGAGATTCTAAGATTGCAAGGACGCTCAGCGCACAGGGATGTGCATTTTAGCTAGGCCAGTTTCTCACAGGAATTGGCCTTTTTTGTGCCCACATAAATACACTTATGGCATGTGACCCACGACAAAAACTAGGCGCAGCACAAGAAAAATCTGAGTTCTTTAGAACCGTCGGTAAAATTGGTGATATTGAAGCACTGAATAGTGTTGATGGTGAAATTGGACAAGGACTTCGTGCTCTAGAAACAGTATCAAATCAATTACGCACGGGTGATGGTGCAGTTGCAAAGATTTGGCGTAACGTTGAAGCTTCTGTTGAAACTGGTGCTAATTCCGTTTTTGAAGCTGTTGGCATTGACCCAAATACGGCCGAGGATATAGGTAACCGTTTTAATCCAGCTGTATTAAATAGAGCTCAAGGACAAGCAGAATCAATTTATGAACGTGTTCGACAGGGCAACTTTGAAATTCGAGATGTTCCCGAAGCAATTCAAGATTTTGGAAACCTCAGTCAACTTCTTAAAGGCGTTTTTACACCAAAATCTAACGACGATCCAAGCATACTCGACGAAACAAAAATTTGTGATCCTTCTCCATGGGCTACTGATTTAATTAAGTTAGCTCCAAAACACAAATTTATGTTTGTTGTTGAATTTATATTCTCAACAGAATTCGTTGATAGATTTAACGATCTAGAGTTTGCTTTTGTTATTAAACGATCTACTCGTCCAAATATTCAGTTTGAATATGAAGATATTAACTACTATAATTTTCGTACTAAAGTATTAAAAAAATCTGAATATCAACCAATGACAATGACATTCTATGACGATATGTTAGATAATGCATTACGTTTCTACAACCGCTATTTACAGATCATTAGTCCTATATCACGTTCCGTCGGTGATGGTACATCCCAACTTTTTGAAGAATCTGGTATGACGTTTAATCAAAGTGGACCAAATTCCTCGTCAATTAATGCTGTTAGTAATACAACGAAAACTATTATTGACTATGTAAATCTTTATCATTTAATTAATTATGGTCAACAGGTTGATGTTTATCGCTTCGATAATCCTCGCTTACAAACAATGACATTAGATGATTTAGACATGACGGATGGTAGTACGGGTACAGAAGTAACTATAGAATTTAACTACGACGGATTATTAATTGTAGAAGGTAAAGATCCAAGAGATCTTACTCAGGGAATATCAACTATTGCAGATGCAACTGATGCTGGTGAGTTTGCAATTACATTCGCAAATTTGCCTGACACTCCTACAACTACAAAAAGTGGTGATATTAATCCAGAGTCCGCTGCGCCTGCAAGTGACTTTGTGGGTCCACCTGCATAATGTCTAAATTTAAACAAGGATTCTACACGCTTAGGAACCCAGACAAATATGTCGGAGATCCCAACAAGATTGTTTTTCGTAGCTCGTGGGAAGAACACACTAACCAATTCTTCGATAACAACCCAAACGTTTTGAGATGGTCATCAGAAGAAATTTATATTCCGTATATTAAACCAACTGACGGAAAGGTCCACAGATATTTTCCTGATTATTGGGTTGAATACAAAGACAGAAGCGGTAACATCGTTCAAGAAATTATCGAAGTTAAACCAGCCAATCAAGTAGATCCTCGTCGCAAAAAACGATTGACTGAATATGATAAAGTCACCTATAATATTAATCGCGCCAAGTGGATAGCTGCTGCCCAGTTTTGCAAGAAAAAGGGCATCAAATTTCGTATTTTAACAGAACGATCAATCTTTAACAGATAATAAAATGTCTAACAAACTAGACGAATGGGCCCAAGAATTAAAAGATTCTTATGGGGAGCAAATTATTACACGATTAAAGCGTCAGATCAAGAAGAACACAATTATTCTTATTCAAATGATTAAAAACAAGGAAATTAGCTTCGGTGAATTCTCCGAAGAAGTTAATCACAAAATCGCAACAATAAGCTACCTTAAACGTGTCCTTAAAGGGATGCTAAGTGAGGATTTGATAGAATATAAGGACTACCTTAGAGCGTGTATAAACGAGGGATACAAGCTAAAATACGTCGATGAAAGCAAAGCATTATATGACTTCTTACAACGATACAATAACACGCGCTCTACTCGGCTTCGTAGGATTAAGGGTATCCTTCTTAAAAAAATTAGTAAATATTCTTCATGAGCACAAAAATTACACAGACCGAAAAAGAAATTTCACATCCGCTGGAAGAGATCTTCGACATAGAAGAGAGCACAACTATTGTTCCCTACAAAGAAGTAAAGACTGAACTTGTTCCTCATGAAACGTTCGATGATAAAGATAAGGAGCTTGAAGAACAATTACAGGATCTTTATGATAAGGCTCTCGAAGCATTTGAAAATCAGCAAGATGATGGTGAAACAATTGAAGCGAAATATAAAGCGAGAAACGCTGAAGTTGCTGTGCAATATCTTAAAACAGCTCTTGAAGCTGTTCACGAAAAACGTGTACTTAAAGAACACAAAGATAAAATCACAATCAAGGAAGGTGGCACTACCAATAACAACCTAATTGTTGCAGACCATAACGCTCTTATGGAGATGATCGAAGACATGAAAAAGAAAGGTGCGTCGATAGAAGGCGACTTCGAAGAAACGTAACCCTATTACTTTAACGGCTAAATACCCCCATGCCACGGTCAAAAAACCCATTAATTAAAGTAGCAGGTGAGGAAAATGCACTTACACTCGATCAGGTGCGAGAGAAGGCTCGCTGTGCAGTCGATCCCGTTTATTTTATTCAAAACTACTGTCAGATTCAACATCCAGTAAGAGGGGCGATTAGGTTCGATCTTTATGATTATCAAATAGACCAAATTCGTGCCTACCACGAAAAGAAAAACGTTGTTATTCTAAGCGCCCGACAAACAGGTAAGTCAACTGTTTCATCTATGTATCTCTTGTGGTTCGGAATGTTCCACAAAGATAAAACAATTCTAATTGCATCAAACAAAAACAGTGGTGCAATGGAAATGGTTTCTCGTATTCAATATGCATATATGCATATTCCAAATTGGCTCAAACCTGGTGTGACAGAAGACGGCTGGAACAAACACAGCATGAAGTTCGAAAATGAGTCACGAATCATATCAGAAGCAACGTCAGAAAATTCCGGTCGTGGTATGTCAATCTCGCTATTGTATCTTGATGAGTTTGCATTCGTACCACCAAATATTGCAGATGAATTCTGGACATCTATCACACCTACGTTGGCGACTGGTGGTGATTGTATCATGACGTCTACGCCTAATGGTGATATCAACATATTTGCTCAAATTTGGCGTGGTGCTCAAGTTGCCGTTAATGGTTTCCATCCAATTGAGATTAAGTGGGACCAGCCACCTGAGCGCGACGAAATATTTAAAGAAGAACAAATTGGTAAGATTGGTGAGAGACGCTGGCGTCAAGAGTATGAGTGTGAATTCTTATCATCAGATGCTTTGTTAATCGACTCACTTGTTCTTATTAACTTAACGAAAGCAGTAATGAAGATTACTCCAGAATTCCGAATGCGAGATGTAATATTTTGGAAGAAGCCCGAAAAGAACAAAACATATTTTGTCGGGTGTGACCCCGCAACCGGTTCTGGTAACGACTTTACTGTATTTGAAGTATTTGAATTTCCCTCAATGGTACAAGTCGCTGAATTTAGATCAAACACCATGTCGTCAGCGGAAGCATATATTGTATTGAAAAATTTGTTGCGTTATCTTGAGTCAACGAACTCGACCGTCTACTTTTCAATTGAAAATAATGGTGTTGGTGAAGGCATGATCGCTCTGCATGAGTCCGATGAAAATCCACCAGTGTATGCTGAGTTTGTTTCAGAGTCTGGTAAAGGTCGCTACGGTATGACAACTACGGGACAAAAGAAAATGCGAGCGTGTTTGAATCTCAAAGAGATGATCGAAAAGAACACACTTAAAGTTGTGTCTCCAATGCTCGTTCAAGAATTAAAAGAATACACACGAAAGGCAAATGCATATGCGGCTCGTCTCGGTAGCACAGATGACTGTATTTCCGCTTGCCTAATTATCATGCGAATGTTGCTTGAAGTTGGTTCTTACGAACAAGAAGCATTCGATAAACTTCACTATTTTGAGGAAGACTCATGGAGTGAAGAAGACTACGTTGAGGGCGATGACTCCCCAATGCCAATAAGTTTTATGTAAAGGAAAAAATAATGAATAGCATAGATTTTGAAGTACTCGATTTAAGTAACCACGATCCGAATAAAGATATTATACTCGCTTATATTGATATCGGTAAAATGCCTCCACAGCGAGCAAAAAAATATCTTGAAGAAGTTAAAAAATTAATGAATCCAAAGTTTGAAGACCGTGGATTTGATGTGATCTATATTGCACGAACTCGTGATGGTGTAACGTCTACCGCGATTAAAGTCTCATCTAAAGAAACTGCTAATAGCCGGTTTGATGAGGCGATGAAAACCGTAGAATAAGTAAGCCCCAATAAATACCTTTTATGCCTGAGGTAAAAATAAGTCTAACAAAATGGTGGCATTATCTTGTCGCAGCGGTCGCAACAATCGGCCCTATCGTCACGTTTGTCGCAACAGGGTGGTTGTGGCTTGATACTCGATATATGCATCGCGAGATTTCTGATAGACGATCCGTGGATATACAAATTATGATTATTCAAGGTCATCTAAGAGATTACATAAGGATTCTTGACAGTGGTATTGAGTTGTCTGCGCAGGACGAATTGAATTACGATTTGGATAAAAATCGTCTTCAAAATCTACAAAACGAGCGAAACAGACTACTTGGAATTGGAGGTCTACCAGAATGAAAGCACTACTTCTAACACTACTGTTATTTGTATCAGCTGTTGCATCCTCACAACAAATGCCAGTATACGAGCAACTTGCGAGCAACGATCAAGGTACATTTATCCGTATTCATAATACGTTACTACGTTACGTCAGCTGTTATTACAGAGATGATTATAACTATTTCACATTTATTATTGCACCACAGACTGTCACAGATTGGCAGCCAATATACGGTGCGTACGTGTGGGAATGCAAGTAAAACCGCTGTAACCCCCTAATATTACGCTAATTATAGCGTTGACCTCAGGGTCAAACCACGTATAATAAGCATTATGACTATCCGATCAAACTTTATTCATTGGTACTTCAACGAGTTCCAGCTCACAGACCTGTATAAGGCTATGGTTGAAACCGTTGAAGATTCACCGTGGCATCGCGAACGCAACGTTGGCGTTCATACTGATATGGTTGTAACCAACTACCTCGCGCGTAATGTCGATAACTTCGATGTTCGTGGTGCAATTGGTTGCGCTTTCCACGACGTTGCCAAGCCGCCTTGTGAGATTATCAAACACAAACCAGATCGTGGTACGTATCGTGCCTACCATGGCCATGAGCAGGTTTCTGCTCGTATGTGGGAGAACTGGGCAGCTGAAAACTGGGCATTTGTAGCACGTCAGTTTGATATTACGCCTTCGGAAATTTACACGATTGGTTGGATGATCGAACATCACGTTCCTTGGGCCACAAAGAAAGATGCGAAGCTTGATCTTTTTGCAAACACTGCTGCTGAAACAATTGGAAATTCAGACGCTTGGGTTGACAT